TAATACTCTAGTATCTTTAATCCCACCTTCCCATTGAAAATTACCTTGAGTAACAATATTTGTGTTTCTTAAATCCTCATTATAATCAATTTGTTCGTAAATTTTTGTTAAATTAAACAAAGATTCTTTAGCTTCATCTCTAAAAGCATGTTTTTCAGTTCTGGGAAATTGACGATAAAATTCATTTAAACTATCTTGATCATCTTTTAATCCTTCAACTTCGTTTTCCCAATGGGAAATGACCCCAATTTCAATTTGCGATCCATCGATCCCAGGTATTGCTTTTTTCGGAGTTTCAAAGACAGGTATTCCATAAGCATCAAGGTATCCTTCGTAGTTCCATTCCATAGGTATGAACAAACTATATAATCCTGAGTTAGTCTGTCCATTGCGGTTTCTTTTTGTAACATCTGATGCATCATATAATTTTTTAAAATTATTTCCTCCTTTATCTAAAGCATTTGAAGTAGAACCCATCATACATTTTCCAACTATTCTACTTCCTAATCTTAATGTGGTTTTGGTGACCCTCCAGTTGTTGAGGATGTTGTCGGGCCTCTCCCATTTCCCCGACTCATCGTGGGCGAGAAGTTGTAATTTCTCCCCATCGTACGAGTTGTCTCCGGTATTCTTCCAGTCGATTGTTGTGTCCAATCCTTGTATTTCTTCAACTTTGGTGTTTTCGTCCAACTTCTTTCTCGTAAGTTTGGATGCTGGTACTCTATAGGCAAGTTCGGTTTTTGGTCTATCCATACCGTCTTGTATCGGTTTAAAGAAAAACGGGTAGTTAACCGATATCGGTACAACTTTATCTGTAAACATCTTTTTAGCATCGGCTCCAGTCTTAGATAAAATTCCGTATCGTGAATCACTGGATATGGTTGCTTGGTGTACCAATTCTGAAGACGCCATGAACGAAAAGCCAGATCGTCTATTTTTAAGGTAGCACATTCCATAACATCTGGTATCCAACTTACAGGCCTCCCAGAAAATGAAGAATAATCTGTTCGATTCCCTAAATTCTGCTGACCCAACATCAATCTTGGTCCATTGCAAGTACATATAATGAGAACCAGTAATGTAAGTAGGATTACCTTTATTATAGAACCAAAAACCTTGTTCACGTCTTTTAAATTCTTCATCAATATAATCATACCATTTATTTTTAAAATCAAGAGATCTATCATTCCAATCAAAAACTGTTTTAAGTTTTGATAATTCTTTGGGATAATCAAAACATTCCCAATGTTGTTCATCTTTCTTTTTTGATCTTTTATATACTGTTTTTTCTAGTGGTAACGCAATCTTTAGACCTTGGATTTCATATATTTCGCCAATTTCTCCAGTTTTGCTGATAACCACAATATCATTTTCTTTATCATAACCTTGTTTCCATTTTTTATATCTATTGTTTCTTTTTATTACATTAGATTTAATATGATTAGGTAAAATTTTATATAAAGTTTGTGTGTACATTATCGAGATCTATTTTCTGCGAATCCTTTAAAGTTGTTTCCGCGATTTTCTTCTTTAATCTCTTTTAGCATATTCTCTTCTTCTTCTATACGTGTGAGTATTTCAAAAGCATCAAAAATAGCTAATTTTTTAGTTGCTGCTGCATTTTTTAATCTATCAGCAGAAACATCATCTTCTGAGTCTACTATTTTTTCCTTAGCAACCTTAATTAATTCTTCAACAGCTTTTTGCCCAGCTTGGATTATACTCTTTTTGGTTTGCTTTGTGTTCATATTTAATTACAATATCATTTGATTCCATACAATATAAAAGTTCATTATCAATTATAAATTCAAATTCTCTTAAAGGATTAAATCCAATAACATCACCTGGATTGATATTAAGCGCTTCTAGTGAACTATTACCATATTTTAGTATACCAATATTCTTTACTATTTTTTCATCTTCTAGAACTGGTTTTACAAAACAATAATTTTCATGAGTATTCCATGTATTATTTCTATAATACATATAAACTTGGGAAGGAACTGCAAAATATAAATCATCTTTAAAATATTTACTACTATTCACAGATTTACCCTTCATATTATAATATCTTCTAAATAAATTATGATGAACTATAACTTTATCTCCTTTATTTATAGATGTTTTATATACAAGTGGAACAGACACAACTTCTGCTTCTCTATTTATAAATTTATGATTAGATATACTAGAATTTATTATTAATTCTTTATTTTCAATATTAATTTTATTTTTATATCTTTCACCTATAGGTTTTATAATAAATTGATATAAACTATTCATTAATATTCTAGATCATATTCAACAGATATAGCCATTTGAGAATTAAATTTTTTCCATGGTAATACCTCATCATCTTTTTTTATAAATATATTATAAGATTGCTCTTCTTCATCATTTAAAATATGAGAGATAGTATGACCGCCATACACTTGCTGACCTACAGCATAATGCATGGCATCATTTTTATAATCAGATCCAATACTGATTTTTCTTATAACTTTACTCACTTTTTTTATCTTCTTCTTTTTTATCTTCTATCATAGTATAACTACCATCATCAAGACTAATGTTTATACCTCCATATTCTTCTTCAAGTTTTGTTTTAAACTCTTCAGCATCTTGTACGATACCTGCATATTTATGTAACAAACCGTGTTTTTGGCTTTCTAAATATCCTATATCTCTTAATGATTGAGTTATTTCTTCTTGTTGTTTTTTAATAGTAGATAATTGTTCTTCAGTTATTTTTCCTGCAACTTTTTTATTTTTATCGTCACAAGAAGAACATCCTTCTGTTGTTTCTTTTTTTGTCATTTGATTAGATTTAATTATTTATTTATTTATTAATATAGTGCTATCATTTCTGATGCAGTGGTAGTAGTATCATTGGTATATACTTTTCTAACAAGCATACTTAATGTAGTTCCCGCTGGAATACTTTGTATTGTTACTGTTTGATTTGGTGGTGCTGCAGCGAATTCTAATTTAATATCTCCAGTTCCACCTACATATAATCCAAAACCACTAAATCCAGGATCAGCTTCATATATTGCGTTTGTACCAGCATCAGCACCCGTAGTAGGAGCTTGTAAATCTGTACCAGCTAAAGCTATTGATAATGTACCTGTTATATTAGTTTGTCCAAAAGCAGTATTTAAATCTGATGCGCTAAAAACAATAGTTTGTGTAGCAGCTCCCATATTTGGACCAGAACCTGGATTAGCGGGTGCACCTGGTGCAGCGCCTTGATTTAATCCATCAGGTCGTGTTTGTACTACTCTTACATTTGTTATTGCTCCAGCACTATCTGTTTCAATAGTATAATACGCTCCCCATTGTTTGTTTTGAGTGTTACTTGCTGAACCTAAAAAAGTACCTCCAGAAGCAAAAGCTGTAACAGTTTGAGCAGATGCAGCTATATTAGCAGTTGTATCTGTAAATTGTCCTACAGGTATACCAGCTGCTGATGCACCTGGTGCTCTTAAAGTACCAACTGTTTCTATAGCTACTGCATGAGTAGATGCATCAACCATATTTTTTTGATAAAATCCCATTTCTTTATTTATTTATGTTTATTATTTCCGAATACTTTTTCAACTCCACGAGAACCGAAATAGCCTCCAATTACTATTGTAAGAAGTCCAGTGATAGAATCTAAGGGATAACTTAAATACCATCCTATTACATAACTTACGGTTAAAAATATTAATACCAGCGGGCGAACATTAGAAGCTAACCAGGCCCCTGATTTTGCATCTGCAACCCACCTTTTAGTTGTTCCATCTATTTCAGCCTTTTCAATTGATAGTTTTTTTAATGCTATAGCTTTATCTTCAGCAGATAAACTACTATTACCGGATATCAATCCAGAGATTACATTACCTGGTAATATAGCATCACCAACAATTCCTAAGATACTAGGGGCTTTTTCAATAAGAAATTTACCCACCCCAGTATCTTTAAAAGGCTTTTTTTTACTCATTTACTTATTTTTCTTCCAACTAGGTGTAGAATCTCCAGAAAATCCAACTTGACCTCCTTTAGAGCTAGGTGCTATTAAGCTTCTACCACCTGCTGGTCCACTTGATTTTACTTTCCACCCTTGTTTATTTCCCTTATCTACCCAGTCTCTTACATTTTGTACTGTTTTTCTACCAAAAGATTTAATACTTTCTATCGTACTATGTGGATGTTTATGATCTCCTGTATCATTTAATGGACTACCATTATAATTGAAACTGGAACCAGCTCTATCATCAATAGGCATATAGTTTAATAGATTTTGAGCATGTTTACTCATGAATGAACCACCAGCCATTTTTTTACCTTTTCCCATTTTATTTATTTTTATGAATGTTTATGTGCTTTTTTCTCCCAACTCAAAGATTTACTACCTTCTTTCATGTTAGCTCGAGGATGAATTTGCCACTTATCATTTATTGATTCACGACTATATACATTTTCATCATCATAATACAAAAGACCAGATTGAATGTCATTAATATGAATTTGTTCATGATCAATAACTTCTTGTCTTTGCTTAGGATCTGTTATTTTATTATTAATTAATATATTTCCATTTTTATCAGCTTTACCTAATACACCATCTTCCATGTTAATTTCATGGACTGGAGCTGTTGCTACATAAGGAGGGTTATTAAGTTTAAAAGCCATTATTTTCTTGTTGAATATGGAAACATTTTGTTTAATGCATCTTTACGTTGTTGACATCCACAAGGAATATTAAGACCTTCGGAGACTGAATCAACGATGGTCTTAATACCTGTTTTTGTAGTAAACTTTTCAATAGAATCGCCTAATCCTTGGGATTTCATCAACTAATTATTATGCTACTGTAATTGCTGTAATTTCTACTGTAGATGCTAAATGTACAGTGGCTACTACTCCTCCTGGATTAGCTGTAAGAGCATTGTTAATTCCTGTTACAATATCTGCACCTTTAGCTGTGTCTTCAAAAGTAATATATGAACTAGCATCTAGAAAAAATATTGTAGCTTCATTTGCGTTTACAGCACTGTTACTACCTTTTTTAACTAGCGCAATATTATCCACGCCAAT